ACGACATGAACAAATCGGTAAATGGCATGATCACGTCCGACGGTATCCTGTCCGGCGCGTTCCCGGTTAAGCGGCTGGCGAAGCTTGGCATTAACGATAATATGGCCGCACGTATCAAAGCCGAATTCCAGAAACATGGTGAAGTTATCGAAGGCTGGCATATCGGCAATTTCGATAAATGGGATGACCAGTACGCCGCCGGCCTGCTGCAATCTGCGGTACTGAAAGACGTAAACAATACCGTTATCACGCCGGGGATCGGCGATACGCCTCTGTGGGCCAGTACCCCGCTGGGGAAAACCGTATTTCAGTTTAAGTCTTTTGCTACGGCATCCTATAACCGCGCGACGCTCGGCGGCCTGCAGGAAGGTACCGCGCAATTCTATTACGGTACCGCCTTCCAGATTGGCCTAGGCTCGTTGACCTATGCGCTTAAACAGGCGGCTAACGGACGGGAAGTTGATTTGACGCCTCAAAAGATGGTACTTGAGGGCATCGACCGCTCTGGTATCCTCGGTCCGCTGATGGAATACAATAACATGGCGGAAAAGGCATCCGGCGGCATGATAGCGCTTCGTCCGATGCTTGGCACCGGGACGCAATCCCGTTACGCCAGTCGAGGCTTTATCCGCTCTGCGCTGGGTCCGACCTTCGGTCTACTGGATACCGTTACCGACGTGACCGCAGGTGTCCTGAATGGCGACGCTGGAGACCGGGTCCTGCATAGCGCGCGAACGCTGTTACCGGGCAATAACCTGTTCTGGATCGCGCCGCTGATTAACCAGGTCGATCCCGGCATGCGTTGATAGTCTAGTTACACGAACTAACAGTAACTGCATTGAAGAATGTTCCGGAGGGGTAGGTGTAAACATATTGCATCTCCCCACCTAATCTAATGAATGAACCCAGTGGGTTTTTATTCGCGCATAACCCATTTTTTGTTATTTCAGCCATTCGAGATTTAGCAACGTCGATTGAAGTATGGGTCTCTGAAGCCGTAGCCAGCATTTCTTCTTCGGTTACGCCTAGCCTTACCTGCGCGATTATTTTGTTTCCATCAGCAGAAACATCTTTCATTATTACGTTTTCTGATAACGTTAAGGGCAGTCTGGGGCGTACCTGAGTGACGATTTTCTGAGCCTGTTCGCATACATCAAACTCAGTTAAGTTTGGTTTACACTTATCTGCTGCGAATGCCGGATGTGAGATCATTACTAATATCGAAATTAAACCAATTTTTTTCATGAAAAATAAACGCCTTTAGCTGAGTGTTAGGTATAAGAAACATTTAACAAAAAACCATACAGCGATCAATTTTATAATTAGTTTGGAATTAGTCAGGATTCCGACCTTTTATCCATCACATCATAGCCCTATGGATAACCACGGGGCTTTTTTATGCATTCAGATTACAAAACTCGCCTTACTGCTCTTAGCGATAAGCTCACCGACGTAGTTCTGGAAGAAGCCGATCCGGATAACTGGCCGGGGGCAGGGAAGGAAATCACAAAGCACACTAAACAGGAACGCGGCGACCGCTACTGGCATAAGAAGAACGCGGCCGCATCGCTCACGCTGCTGGTAAAAGTCCATTCGCTGATTGGCATGCATACGCGCGGGGGGACGCCTAAACCCGGCGAGGATCCGGACGAGGAAGCATTTCGCTTGGGGCAACAGGTATCTGCGGCTGAACGTGCAGCACAGGAAGTTATCGAACGCCTACAACAGCGGAAAAAATGATTTCATTCGTCGCCTTTTTCATCATCTGGGCGGAGCGGATGGGGTGGGAGGTTCCCGACTGCCATTATCGAGCCTGCCACTGGCTGGAACATCGCGGGGATCTCGCGGTGCTTCGCTGTTTCCGTGGATTCGGTAAATCCACCATTCTGGCGGTGTATAACGCATGGCGATATTACCAGAACCGCCAGTATCGCATTCTTCACCAGTCTGAAGCCGATGGCACCGCGTACAAAACCAGCCGCGATACGCAGAACGTTTTACGCAATCACCCACTGACCAAAGGCATGCTACCGGATGGACAGGGAACCGTTGAGCAGTGGTGGGTTAACGGCTCTCTGGATATGCGTAATGGCAGCATGTACGCAAAGGGGATCCTCTCTAACGTTACCTCGGCCCGTGCCGATGAATGCCAGAACGATGACGTAGAAGTACCCCGCAACATCCAGACGCCAGAGGCGCGGGAAAAGTTGCGTTATCGTCTGGGTGAACAAACACACATTCTTGTCCCTGGCGGGCGAAAGCTGTTTATCGGTACGCCGCATACCCACGATAGCCTTTACGATGAGGTTGAATCTATGGGCGCCGACTGTCTGACCATCAAACTATTCGGTAAAGAATTTCGTATCGAGGAAAAAAAGGCCACCGCGAGCCGTTACTCGTTACCGTTCCGGCCGGAATATGTTTTCGTCGGTATTCACATTGGCGCGCGACTGCTCGTTGAAGGCGTTGATTATCGACTGACTGATGATGGTATCGAGTTTGCCGAGGCTCCCGGTACCACCGTAGACTGTTACGCCGATTGCGAATGGCCAGAAAGGTTTACTCCGGAGGAGATGACAAAGCGCCGTCGTGAGACTCGCACAATTAACGAATGGGACAGCCAGTATCAGCTGCACAGTAAACCGGTTGGTGAGGTTCGTCTCGATCCCGACCGTATCCGCGAGTACAACGTTCAGCCCGAAATCCGATACGCGAACCGCTCCTGCTCGATGTGGCTGGGCCAGACGCAAATCGTTGGCGCTGTCGCCTGGTGGGATGTGGCCACCGGCAAAGTTAAGGCCGACGCCTCGGCATTCTCCCTGATTTTCACCGACGCGCGCGGGCATCTGTACTGGCATGTTTGCCAGGGGCTTACGGGCGAACTGGCAGAATTCGACGACAACGACAAAATCACCGGCGGTCAGGTGATGCAGATTAAAGAACTGGTGCTGAAGTATCAGATCCCGCTGGTATGCGTCGAAGTGAACGGCCCGGGCAGCTTTGCCGGGAAACTGCTGATTCAGGCGCTGAAGGGTACCGGCTGCGGTGTACGGGAAGAATTCAGCGTGACCAATAAACAAAAGCGCATCCTCGATGCATTCGAAGCGCCGCTGTCGTCGCGGTTCCTTTGGGCGCATACCGACGTGCTCGACGGGCCGATGTACGCCCAGATGCGCGCCTTTAACCCGGCGCTGACTAATCAGCCCGATGACTTTATCGACTCCGGATCCGGCGCTATCAGCTCAACACCAGTGCGCATTGGTAAATTGGTCGGGATTCCGACCGCACAGGCGCGGGAACATTGGCAACCAAACGATGGCGATCACATGGTCGCCGTAGATTATTAGCCGCCGGAGTTCCTCGTATGTCGGTACCGAACCAGACACCCTATAACATCTATACCGCCAACGGGCTGACCACTGTCTTTGCCTATGAGTTTTACCTGATCAGCGCCAGCGACATTCAGGTGACAATCAACGGCAACGAAGTAACGTCCGGCTATACCGTGTCTGGTGTGGGTAATACTGGCGGTGGCGAAGTTACTTTTCTGTCCGCGCCGGCCAATGGCGCTACAGTCATTTTTGAACGCGTTACGCCGACATACCGGCTCACCGATTACCAGGACAACGGCGACCTGCTGGCTGACACGGTTAACAAAGATTTCGATCGTCTATGGATGGCTATTCAGCGCGCATTTATTTATCTCGGTGTTGCGCTTACGCGCCCTTTGTTTGGTGGCGGGCCATTTAACGCTAACGGCTACCGGATTGCTAATCTGGCTGACCCCGTTAACGAACAGGATGCGGCTACAAAAAAATTCGTGGTGGAAAATGCAAATATTGGGTTAGCTCGCGTATTACGAGTGCCTGAGGTTAGCGTTGATTTAATCCCTAGCACTAGGATTAGGAGTAACTCTCTGCTCGGCTTTAACAGCGAGGGAAATCCTGTTTCTATTTTTAGTTGGACTGACACTGCTGATCTAGCAATAAAACTAGCATCTAGTATTGGTACGTCTCTCGTAGGGTATAGTGCAAATGATCAGGCAGCATTAAGGACTGTTTATGCGAGATTGAAGGATTTTGTGAGCCTGCATGATTACTGGTACCCGACCGATGGCACTGATTATGCTCCGGCACTGAACAAAGCGCTGTCTGTTTCTCCGAATGTTCTGATCCCACCAGGAAAGCATTATTTAAAATCGACCGTTTCCCTTATCTCTGGC